GGCCGAGGACCGCAGCACATTCTTCATGCAGCACTTTGGCAGGAATAGCGCCTTTCATACTGCACTTGCAGTTCCGCACCTTATGTGACTGGCACACCCATACTTCTGCCCTGCTTCTGTCATGACGAATACTGTGGACGAAACTTTTGCCGCAGATACCGCACTTGATTTTCCCCGTGAAGCAGGAGGTATTCAACGCTTTATTGGCCAATGGACCCAGCTCACGCCGCCGCGCCATTTCCTGCTGCACGTAGTCGAAAGTCGCCTTATCGATAATGGCTTCATGGGTATTCTCGACGTAATACATCATCAGCTCCCCACGATTCTTCTTCCGATGCTTGGTGATGGGGTCTGTAATGTACTCCTTTTGTAACAGCAAGTTTCCTGTGTAGGTAATGTTGGTAAGAATCTTTTTAATATTCGAATCCAGCCATTGGCAGCCGTTCCGCGTCTTGATTCCCTCCGCAGCAAATTCCCGCTCTGTCTCCAGCCTGGACTTTCCATCAAGGAAATTCTGGAAGATGCGTTTGACAATAGCTGCTTCCGAAGGGATGATAACTAACTGGTCACCCTTCCAGCGATAACCATAAATCCGGAAATGTCCATTGGGGATGCCCTTCTCGAATCGTTTCTTTACTCTCCATCTGACATTTTCGCTGATGGAACGGCTTTCTTCCTGGGCAAAGGATGCCAGGATGGTCAGCATCAGTTCCCCATCCCCGCTCATGGTATGAATATTTTCTTTCTCAAACCAGACTTCAATACCCAGTTCTTTCAGGTGACGTACCGTCTGCAGAAGGTCAACCGTATTCCGGGCAAACCGCTGGATGGATTTCGTCAGGATGATATCAATCTTCCCCGATTCCGCATCTTCCAACATACGCTGGAAATCCTGTCTCTTCTTGATGCCCGTCCCGGAGATGCCGTAATCCGCATAGACACCAGCGTATTCCCATTCCGGGTTCTTCTGGATCAGGCTGCTGTAATAGCTGACCTGCGCCGAAAGGGAATGCTGCATCCGCTCCGATTCCATGGAGACACGGGCATAGGCTGCGACTTTCTTGCGCTTCTTGATTATTGGTATGCTTTGTTCGATTTTACGGATAGTCCGCATAACATCAGCTCCTTTCGACACTATATATCACTCTGTTTGATACAATTAGCAAGTGTATAAGTCGCCTGAAAACGGCTGATATTTGTTGAGCATCTCCTGCTCGAAAGTCCGGAACTCCTTCTCTGTGATGAGCTTCTCCGCCAGCATCGTCCTTGCCAGATGCATCGTCACCTGGAAGGCTGCTTCATTATGAAACGACCTTTTATCCATGGTGGCCACCCCCAAACCGATATTCGATATAACAGGCATGAGAGCAGAACTTCCGATGGCTGTTGCCGTAGACAGTGAATTCTTTCCCGCAGGCCGGACAGGCGAAAGTGTAGACTGCTTTCCGCTTCACCAGCTCCAGATGGGTATTCCACCACTTGTTCCGGCAGGAATCCGAGCAGAAGCGTTTCCGCTTCCGTCCGGGATTCTGTTCAATCGACTGGCCACACTGTTCACAGACTGATGCCACCTTTTTCGCCGCCAGGCTGTGCCGTCTGCAGAACGACTTCACTGTATTGATGGAAATGCCAACTGTTGCCGCAATTTGCCCATACCCTTCCCCATCCCGGCGCAAGGCGATAATGTTTTGCTTCTGTTCATCTATCATCGAGGACACCTCCTGAAAATTTAGCTTTCAGGAGTAATAGGACAGAACGGCTATCGTTAAGTACTATGAAGGCAAAAAAATAAGGGTGCCCGTGTGAGCATCCGCTGCAATTAATAGTTGTTCAATTATTTTCCGCAGTATTCGCAGACGATATCCACGCACTTTTGCAAATCTTTCTTTATTTCACTATCCCAAAAACGCAGAACCAACCAGCCCATACCGGTTAATGCATCATTGACTGCCTTGCTCTGTTCGACATTCTGCTTGAAATTCTTCTGCCAGTATTTTTATGTAATATAAATAGTTACAATTAATGTCAAACTAGTGTAGCTCCCCCCTTGACTTTTACGAGTTATTCTCGACCATAGTTGGGTGAGAAGCTACACTAAATTCAGGAATCAAACTATTATCTTTCGTTTCTCATATCAAATATGAGTTGCTCTATTATCCTGTTCGAGAGATATCTGGACTTTATATGGGTTGCTATTTACGCCTTGTGAACGTACGATAGATTTTTCTCGCTCCCTGATACAAACCTTTTAAAGCCGCTAATTGTTTGGGCTTATTTTCCAGTTTTACACTGACTTTGTATTTTAGATAATCGCGATTCATGTAATACAAACAGATGGCGCGTTGCCATTTTGAAGGAATCCAATGCAAGGATAAATCCATAGAATTGGAAACACCACTTGCCACATTTTCCACCTGGCGATTCCAAAAATCAAATGTACTAACGGTTTTCCCTAATCCTAGTTCATCTTCAAAATCACTATAAGCAAAGATTTGCCGATCTTTCAATTTTGCCATGGCAGAATAATACTCAAAGGCCAAGCTGGCATCTTCTCTTTGATAATATAAATAATGAACGTCTTCTCCAAAAAGATTTACCATCGTGTGTACATAATCCAAGGCCTTGCATTGGATTATCGAAACAATATAATTTTCCATGTAGCTCGGATGATACTCTTTAAATACGGGTATGACTGTTCCGTCCTTAATTTCCAAAGAGTCACAAGAGGGAGCTTGCTCCGATATCAATAATTCACGGATAATGCCCGTGACTCCAGGCGAATACTGATAAAAGGTATGAAATTCCATATCTCGCTTTTGAGCTCGATAAATGGGAAAATGGTTGTTAATGTGGATATAATACGGGGTTACATCAAAGCCGTAATTCCGTCGAAGGTTGGACTCAACCCGGCAGCTGTATCCTACATCAAAAGTCGCTGTTTTTCCTTGGAAAGATGGTTTTAAGTACTGATAAATTTTCTCTTTATAAGCTGCTAGTTTCTGCAAATCGAGGCAATAATCTTTAAATACTTTTACGAAGGCATAGAATTCGTCTAAAGAGGAAAATTCTTTATCAATCAAAAAATCATTTTGCTGACAAAACAGCTCCTGCTTTTCATATAACTCATTGGACATAATATTCTTAAATTCGTTGAACATTTTGCGAGGTGTCTGGTTAAAAATATTGAAATTTGGAACCATACCGGCTAAGTCATATGGATTGTCAATCTGTAAAGGCAGCATGACTGAACGTGTTAAATACAGATAGTCCTGGCGCACGGTAAGATGATATACTCGATTGAGTTCTTTAAAGCATAACTGAGCTAGATAACCATCGCGGGCCATAAAGTTAAGATTATCATACTGATTTTCTTTAACTTCATCTGCCAGCCATTTTGCCACAGCAAACATATGTGTGCCTAATGCTAGCGTTCCGATTACACAGGGATCTGCATTAAAATCTGTCTCCGGGTTGAATTGCACATACGGATTGGCAAAAACCTGATTTGCTGCAACGGCCATTAAACATTGCACTCCAAAGAAACGCATAAATTGATAACCATCCCGCAGTGCAAATGGAGAGCCATATAACCGATTAAATAAATCACCGCCATAAAGTTTTGGTACAACGTTCATAAATCGGTCAACAGCCTTGGGAAAATGCATGGACTGGAGTCCTTGTTTATGTGCCATAGTAACGTCGGAATCTTGATTATCTCCTATATGAAGAATGGCCTCTGGAGAAATGGCCAAATCCTTACAGACAAATTGAAATAAATGTCCAGACCATTTTCCTAATTTCACATCGCTGGATAAATAAAGTTTTTCATAACCTTGGTAACCGCATTTGGCAAGAATTTTTTCGATGGTATCTTTAGGAAGATACATGTCTGAGGTGATGATGACTTTTTTCCCAAGTGCTTTGCAAAGGTCGAAAATTTCTTTGGCATATGTACGGGGATGACAGTATTTGATTTCCAACTCAATTTCTTTATCCCTTATGTGGTTGCGTTGTGCATCAGTTAGGCCTAAATATTCCTGAATGACGTCATAAATATCATCCAATGTAATTTCTTCCCAAGAAGGGTGCTGAATTTTTCCCACTTCCCGGGCTCTTTTTTCCGCGGTAATTCGAATATCTTTAAAATCAAGTAAGTCTCCAGCTTTTAAAAACTGATTTGCATAAATGCCAACCAAATAAAATAAATCTGTAGGATTCCAGAATGGACGCCAGACTAAGGTGTCGAATATATCGAAGCTTATGACTTTCGTTTCTGATTGATTAATTGTTTCTTTCAATTTTTCCTGAGGTAATTCTTTAATGGTCGTAAAAATTTCATAAAAGCAATTATCTTCCGCAGCATATTGTTCAGCCTCTTTCTTGGAAACATCAATCAATCGTAATAACTTTTGCTTTTTCCAAATTGATAAATTGCCCCCACTAATATTTCGTCTCCAAATTCTCATTAACCGTTTTTGCCAAGAATTCAACGCCGTCGAGAGCGTTGTATCTTGTAATTCTTTTTCAAAAATTATATTCAGCATATGGAAGACATGGTTGATGTCTTTAATGTTTTTGATATATTTTTGGGTATTTCCGCTAAGACCTGTAGAACTATCGTCATCTTGGACGTAATAAACAAAATCTCCATGGATATTGGTCAAATGCTGGGAGAAATAATAAAAGACGGAAGAATACAGTACATCTTCACACATAATTAAGTGCTCTGTTTGCAAAGCCAAATTATAATGGTATCATAAATTCAGACATTTTCTGAGCACGTTTTTAATGAACCTGCTATACTGTATTTATCATACGAAAGAAGGTTCAAATCATGTCCAGAAAACGCAGGAATTTTACCGCTAAATTTAAATCTGACCTTGTGCTTGAATTACTGAAGGGGGAAATCGATCTCAATACGATTGCCACCCAAAATAGCATTCAGCCTAACTTGCTGCGCAATTGGAAGAAGGAATTTCTTGAAAAGGCTTCCATCGTATTTGACGATTCTCGGGAAGAAAACATTAAAGAAAAATTAGAAGCGGAACGCAAAGAAAAAGCCGCCTATGCCAAGAAGGTTGGCCAGCTCACCATGCAGGTGGACTGGCTGAAAAAAAAATCTACAGAAATACTTGGACCTGACTACGAAAGTAAATTTAGTCCGAAACCTTTTGACGACTAAGGAACTTCCTGCCCGTACAGGTGCCTATTTACTGCATATAAACCGCACCAGCATCTATTATACGGGCACCCCTGTATCTCAGGAAGAACTGGAATGTAAAGCCATTATAGACCGTCTGCATACGGATAACCCCGCCTGGGGGGCCCGACAAATGGCGACGCAATTGAAACGCCGCGGATATGCTGTAGGCCGCCGCAAAGCCCGTCATTACATGACAGAAATGGGAATTGATCCAATCTATCCCAAAATGAATCTTTCTAAACGGATGCAGCAAGCCAAAGTTTGTCCCTATTTGTTACGACATGCTGTCATTACCCGGCCGAACCAAGCGTGGTCTATCGATATTACCTATATTCCCATCAAGCACGGATTTCTCTATCTTACAGCTGTGATTGACTGGTACAGTCGCTGTATTGTTGGCTGGGAAGTCGATGACACTTTGGATACGCGAATGGTGATTGCTGCGTTGCGTAAGGCATTCAAAGTAGCCAAACCACTCATCCTGAATTCTGACCAGGGATGCCAATTTACTAGTGTAGAATATATGGAATATTTACGTGTCAACGGAGTGCGTCAAAGTATGGATGGAAAGAGCCGTTGGGCCGATAATATAATGATAGAACGTTGGTTCCGCAGTTTCAAGTATGAAGAAGCGTATCTGACCCAATATGCTAATATCAAAGAGGCACGTCAGGCTATTAAGCACTATATCCACACTTACAATTTTGAACGAACCCATTCTTCCATCCACCATCATACGCCGGCTGAGATGTATTATCCAGCCTTGTTAATTGATTATGTAGCAGCATAAAGTTCATTAAAAAATAGCGGATTTTTTGTCTTGACAAGTGAACCACTTTAATGATATAAAAACAATAAGTTTATGATTACTGATTTTGTGT